GGGAACATCCAATGAAGTCGTACAACACCAATCCGGCCAATGCTGGATTGTCGGACTAATCCGCAAACGTACAGAGCTTGGAAAGGAGCTTTAACCAGTGGACCCGGAAACAGCAGTTGCTGAAGATAACGAAACCGAACAAGAACCCCAGATTGAAGCAGAAGCGCAAAGCGCGGACGCGCCAGAAACGACAGACCCAAACAAACCTGATTATTTTCCGCAAAAGCTTTGGGGCGACGGGGTTCAGTATCTTCAAGAAGACGGATCGCTAAACCACGAAGCAATGGGTGCAAGCCTGTCAGAAGCCTATACTCAAGCAGAGCGCCGCATTTTCATGCGTACTGAGGATTTGCGAGAAGAAATCGCAAACGACATACGGTCTGAAGTCCCAAAAGGCGTCCCAGAAGAAGCCAGTGGGTACGAACTCAACCTTGACCCTCTAATACTGCCAGAAGGATTTAATTTTGAAGTTGATGAAAATGATCCGCTGCTCACGACAGCAAAGGATATTTTGCATCAATACAATGTGCCTCAAGCTAAGTTTAATGAACTTGCTGAAGCCTACATTGGATCATCTTTGGCTAGCGTGCCTGATTACGATGTTGAAAAGCAAAAATTAGGTGAATATTCCGACATGCGCTGCGAGCGTGTTAATTCGTGGTGCCAGCGGCACCTATCGGAAGGCGCATATGAAACCATGAGCGGCTTGGCGGTTAAATCAGAAATGATTGAAGCAGTCGAAGAAATCATGGAGTTAGCGGGTGAGCCTAAATTTATGGTCGGTGAAGACACTGGTCATTTCCAAGAACGCTTAACACGCGCAGACATCGCCGAGTTACAAAACTCTCAAGAGTACAGGCGAGGTGACGCGGCGACCCTGCAACGTGTTCGATCTGCGTGGGCGTTGTTGGCAGAGCGCGAAGCTCGCGGATAGCAATGTGAATAGACCAAGAGGGGATGTTGGGGCCAATTTCATTTTAACGGCCCCAATCGCCCCTCTGAGCCCGAAAGGATTAACTCACGAAGACGCTGCGGGATTAACCGGATTTTAATCTTTAACTCTCAGGAGCTATAACGATGGCAAACGAAAACACCATCTCAACTGCTTTTGTGGAAGAATTTGAAGCCGGAATTAAGCTCGCTTATCAGCGTATGGGTTCCAAGCTTCGCAACACGGTTCGTACCCGTAATTCTGCCACAAAAAACAAAGTAACTTTCCAAAAAGCCGGTAAAGGTGCCGCGAGCCAAAAAGCTAGGGCTGGTGACATCAAACCTATGAATATCAGTCACACAAATGTGAACGTAACCCTTGAGGATTGGTTCGCAGGTGAGTGGATTGACGACATGGACCTGCTTCGCGTTGAGCATGATGAGTTCATGGTTGCCCAACAAAGTGGCGCTGCTGCTTTGGGACGGAAAACCGATGACCAAATCATTGACGCTTGTGAAACTACGTCAAGCACGGCTAACGAAACCTCCAACGGTATTACTTTAGCCTACTGCATGACGATGCTTGAAAACTTCGGTAACAACGATGTTCCCGACGATGGAGAGCGTTTTGCAATTGTTGCTTGGGAAAACTGGACGCAACTGCTCTCTCTCGATCAGTTTGCTTCTCAGGATTATGTCCCGACCGACGAAATGCCTTTGAGCGAAGGCACTCAAGCTAAAAAATGGCTTTCGTTCACTTGGGTTCCGCACTCTGGTCTTGATTCAATCAATTCCGACGCGGATCGCCGTGGCTTGTTCTATCACAGAACTGCTGTCGGACATGCGGTGGGCAAAGACGTGTCACTGAACCTTCAATACTACAATACGAAGGACAGTCACTTCAGCCTCGCCAAAATGCAAATGAACGCGGTCCTTATTGACGCTAACGGCTGCTTCAAAGCAGACCTCAAAAAATAAGGAGTTTGTTCAATGGCGTATGTAACGACAAAACTAGCCTTGTTGGCTTATGGCGACGGACGGTCGATTTGGTCGTACCGGAGCAATGATACTGCGGCTGTAATCGACAGCGCAGGTTACTTTAATGCATCAGCAGATATCTTGAATGTTGGCGACATCATTTATGTATCTGCCGATGAAGACGGCACTCCCGCATTCGGTCACATGATCGTAAATGCAAACAACGGCAGTGTTGTCGATGTAGCCGATCTTAATGCTCTTGGCGGAACGGATACTGATTGATGCCAAGACGGAAAAAAGCAGGGGCGAAAGCCTCTGCTACTTCCCGCATACGCAAGTCGAAAGGCGGCGCTGCGCTCGAATTGTTCAAGCCGAACAAAGTTACCTTTTTACGTCCTCAAAAATAGAGAAGTCCAATGGCTTTAACCAAACCGGAAGTTGCTAGTAAGGCTCTGGTCATGGTCGGAGCTAACCAGATCACATCTTTTGATGGTTCTGAAATCGAAAAAGTTGTTAGTCGGCAAATCTATGAAACAGTCATAGAAGATTGTCTGGCCGCCAATTATTGGGACTTTGCCAGCGGATCACAACAGTTGGTAATGATCACAGGCACCACGCTTGTAAACTTTGATAATGCGTTTCAGCTTCCTACGAGCCCCGCGCCCATGACGATTGAAAGCGTTAGGGTTAATGGCATTGAGCAAAAATACGACATTTTTGAAGACAAGCTGTTTGTAAACGCAAACGAAGAAAACGAAGTAATTATAGATTTTACATATCGCGCTGATGAAAGCACCTGGCACCCTGCGTTTACGATGTGGGTTGTCTTGGCGTTGGCTGAAGCATATGCGCTTTCTATTACGCGAAAAGAAGAAATCGCAGAGGCGTTTGCCAAAAAAGCTGAAGCCCAATTTGCTAAAGCGAAAGCGCGTGTTGGAAAACAAACCAGTAACAAGTCTATTAGACTGACCCGATTAACTGCCCAAACGAGATAATAATGGGCAGAATTTTTAGTTTCCGAACAAATTTTTCTTCCGGGGAACTTTCACCTCGCATGTCGTCGCGTATTGATATGGCGGCGTATGAAAACGGTGCAAAGCAGGTAAGAAACCTCAGACAGCTAGTGCAGGGCGGTTTAACCCGCAGACCGGGAACAAAGCATATAGCAAAGCTGTCTCATACTAATGCAGTTCAAACGGCTAGTTTTCTTTTTAACATTGACCAAGCCTACTTTTTTATATTTTCCGCAGGTAGGGCAGATATATTCCACCGAGATGGAACAGCTTGCACTGCTTTGACAAGTTGCCCTTGGACCGGATCAGAAGTGGGTAGCCTGTATACTACGCAATCCGGCGACACGATGATCGTTTCTCATCCTGACATGCCGATGCAAAAGATTAAAAGAACAGGCGCTACAACATTTAGCTTAGAAGCATACGCTTTTGAAGAAGACACATCAGGCGCACCATTGCGCCAGCCGTATCACAAGTTTTCAGAAGCAGCGGTAACGCTTGCGTTCAGCGCCACAAGCGGGACCATCACGGTTACAGCGTCAGCAGCGTTGTTTACGTCAGACCATATTAACACAATCTTCCGTGTTAATTATGGAACGGGAAGCGGTGTCGCATACAAAGAATTTAAAATTACTGCGGTTGCGAGCGGCACATCCGCAACAGCATTAGTTAGAGAAGGCCTTGGCGGTACAGCGGCTCAAGCGGACTTTGAAGAACAAGTGTTCTCTGCCGCTAGAGGTCACGCAAGAGTATGTCTGTTTTCAGATCAGCGGCTTCATTTCTTTGGGTCACGCGATCTGCCTAATTTTCACTTTGCTTCAAAGGTGTCAGCATTCTTTAATTTTGATGCTGGTGAAGCTGAGCCCGCCGACAGTATCCAAGAGCAAATTTCTGAAGATCAGGTGCTGCAAATTGTCGGCGCAGCCTCGCTTAACCATTTAGCAATTTTTACGGAATCGATGGAAGTCTTTATTCCAAAGTCGGATGAAGCTTCTATTAGCCCTGCGGATATTGCCTATAAAAAACAAACCCGCTACGGCAGTGGCAAAATACCGCCTAAAGAGTTTGACGGCGGCGTTATATTTCTAACCCGCAACAAAGCGACAGTGCGGGAGTTTTTGTTTGATGACATACAGCAATCGTTCCGAGCAGATGCATTAAACTATTTATCTGAACATTTGCTCGTAGACCCTGTTTATTTTGATGTGAGTCTTGGCGAAGCGGGGCAAGCAGAACAATACGCTTACTTTATAAATGCGGACGGCACCGTGGCGGTGTTTATTTCCGAGCGCCAAAATAAGATCGCGGGTTGGTCCCAGTGGTCTACGACAGGATCGTTTAAATCAATCAGCAATGTTGCTGACCGCATGTACCTTGTGAGCGAACGCAATCTAGGCAGCGGCAATGAGCTATTTGTTGAGTATTTTGATTTATCACTAGATATGGATTCGGTTGTTTCCTTAACAAACGGAAGCCCGCAAAGCACATGGACGGGGTTGTCTCATTTTG